TTCAATAAGTTAGAAGAGCAGCTTGGGCAATATCAAAAGATTGCGCCTATAGCAGAGTATATACAGGAAAATCCAAATGTTCTTCAAAACGTTGCAAGATCACTTTCTGGTGATCCCCAGCAGGTTCCTGCGCAAGCAGAATCTACTGAATTACCACAGAAACCACAGCGTCCAGTTAAACCTGCCAACTATGATCCATCAGAAGCTTATATGGATGCAGAAAGTGCAAGCTTTAAATATAGACAATCTATGGATGACTATAGAGATAATATTATTGATTACACTGAACAAATGGATACATATAGAGTAAAACAAGCCCAAGCGCAAGAAAATGCGATAAGGCAACGTCAGGCTCAATACCAACAAAAACGTGAAATAGATAATATGACTAATGATCTTGTTAATAAATATGGGTATGCCCCAGAAAAAGCTAGCGAGTTTATAAAGTACTATAGTAGCCCTGAATCATTAAGTCTTGATAATCTTGTACGTCTTGATAAATTAAGATCTGCACCCTCACAAGCTGAAGTGGAACAAAGGCAAAGAGTCGAAAGTATGAAGCAAAATCAACAAAGGTTGAATGTTCCACCTCCTGCAAGCGCAGGAACTGGATATTCTGAACCGCAGTTAACAGAAGAAGATGCTTTTAATTTAGGCTTGATGCGAAACAGAAGATAACGGTTTAACAAAACAAATAGACCTTGGAGGGTCTAGGAGGGTAACAATATGGCAGCAAATCCCAAAACACTTGGGTCGTCAGGTGTTCTATATACGGATCGTAGAGATTTCTACATGCGCCCTAATGTGGTTAAAGAATTATGGACAGACGTAACTCCTTTTACTACAGTCATTGCTAATCAGCAGACAATAACAGGGATGGCAGATCCGCAGTTCAAAATGTTTGAACATAGAAATCCATGGCAAAAACAATACTTTCAGCAAAGTACTACAACAGCTTGTGCGGCTGATAACGCAGCAGATACTTGGACAGTAACAGCTGGATCAGTAGTAGGTATGGAAGGTGAAGGTGGAGATTATGCATACAACAGTTGGATCGGACTTGAGTGCGAAGTCTGGACAGGGTTAACCCCAGGTTCAACAAATAAAGGTGTAGTTCTTATTACTGCAGTAGCAGGTAGTGGATCTAATGCAAACTTTAGCGTAAAAAACATGACAACTTCAACTATAACACCTGCTTCAGGTGATTATTTAGTAGTAGTTGGTAATGCATTTGGTGAAGGTACTGTATCTGGAACTGCTTGGAGTGATGAACTATCCGTAGTCTACAACCAATGTCAGATTTTTAAGACACCATTAGAAATAACAGGAACCTTATTACAAGCTTCTTTACGTGGTGAGTCTTCTGAATTGGCTAGGCTTCGTGATCAAAAATCACAAGAGCATAAAATCCAAAAAGAAAGAGCTTTCTTATTTGGCCGTTCTCCAATTCATACAACAGGTGCATTTTCTGATGATGATTTAACAGACGCAAATGGAAATCAAGTTCGTTCTACAATGGGTATTATAGCAGCAGTTGAAAAACATGGTGCAACATCAGGTGCAGATCAGAGCGTTTTCTCTATTACTGAATCAAGTTATGCTTATGGTGACTTTGTAGATGATATGGAAAAAGTGTTTCAGTATGTTCCTGAAGCAGGAATGAAACGTGCTTTCTGTGGGCCAGGTGCCTTAGGGTATTGGTCTAAGATGGCTGGTGCTTCTGGAATGGCTGGCAACTCAGGTTGGACAGTAAACCTAGGTGACATGAAACGTGATGCTTTAGGGTTTAATTACAGAACCTTAGAAACTCCTCATGGAGCTTTGCAACTTATTCCTACACCTGTTCTTCGAGATGCTTACAATAAACATATGCTTGTTGTATCAGATGAAAATCTGTTCCACGCTCAATATAGAGCGCCAAAGTTCCAAGCTAACATCAAAACAGATGATGGCTATGATGGAGTGAAGGATCAGTATATGTCTGATGAAGGCATTGGAGTAACACTCATTGAGAGTCACAAGTTATTCAAAATTAGTTAAGGGAGGTTAATTATGGCTAGACCTTATCTAGGTGGAACAAGCGCAGGCATTAAAACAGTTAGTGCTGATGCAACATTATCTCCTGCTGATTCTGGAAAAACTATTCTAATGGGAGCAAATGGAGTGGATATTACACTTCCATCTGCGGCTGCTGGTTTAGAATTCCAGATTATTCAGTCTGCTGATTACAGTACTGCAGTATGTACAATTGTTCAAGCTGCAGCTTCTGAGGATTTTTATGGAGCCGTTTATGGTTCTACTCAAGGAGAAAGTGCTGGAACAGATGCTGACGTAGGAGCCTCTGCTAATACAAAGATAACCTTTTCTTCTGCATCTCTTAAAGGAGATAGAGTAAGATTGGTATCAGATGGTACAGGTTGGTATGTAGAGGCGTTTGCTCAGAATTATGCTGGAATAACGTTTGATAACTAAACAAAACAAGTTAGGGGAGCCTTATGCTCCCCTAGCTAAATAGAATATGACGCAAAAAGAATTAATTGAAACCGTAAAGCAACATCACCCTGAATTAGGGGAAACGCAAATACGGATATTTTTAAACAGAGCCTTGGATGAATTCTGTCGTAAAACTCGAATTATTAAGACACTTTATCAATTTAGTACGGTTGCAGATCAACGGTATTACGATTTAGATGATAGTATTATTGAAGTTACTAGAGTGGATTACGACAGTTATGAAATTCCAAGACTACTAAGCCCTCCTGAGAAAACAGATGTCTCTTGACGATAAAACAAATGCATTAAAAAAAGTATGGTGGGTAGAAAGAGATTCTATAGGGATTGCTTCTACATCAGACACAGATGAAACGTCTACATATGTTTCTGTAGATGAAGTAAAAACGGTAAATGTACACGCAGTTAAACACGATGAAGATTTTGTAGCTTCTGGAACAGGTATTGCTATGGATGAATCTCCTGCTATACCTAGTGAATTTCACGATGCTTTGGCTCAATATGCTATAGCAAAGGGTTATGAATTAAGCCCTGAAGGATTGCAATCTGCGGCTTATTTTAGAAATTTATGGAATATGTGCATTACAGAAGCAAAACAGTATTCCAATCAGGATAGGCTTGGTAGTCAGGCGTATACAATACAACAACAAGATTTTTAATGAAAGAAATAGTTACAGGATCAAATTACTGGGAAGATGAAACCGCATTATGGAATCTTTATACTTTTATGTGGGATGCTCTTACTTCATTTTCAGAAATATCGGTAGCAAGCACTTCTTACAGTGAGCAATTAACAATATCAACAACATTTACGGAAGTATGACTGGAGATTTTCAAACACGAATAGAAGATATTATCGGCTCCGTTGGTGATACAACTTTAATTACCAATTCTATTCAAGAAGTAGGGGCTGAAATTGTACAAGTATTACCTGAAGATAAATTATTGTATAATGTAAAAACAACTGCAATTTCTTCTTCAGGAGTTACTGTAGATGATAAAAAAGTAATAGCAGTAGATAAAAGCGATATTCCTGCAAGGGAAATTCCTGCTATTATGAAGGGAAAGTATAATTCTACTTCTTCTATTTATTCTGCAAGTGATACAGATCCTGTATTTTACATAGAAGATAAAAAGGTATATATTAATGGTGCTGCAGGAAGTGGGCCTACTTCTGGAACATTACATTATGTACCAAAAATACCTACAAGCGATGGCAGTACAGCAATTGTATATAATAGCTCTGCTACATCAAATTTTCCAGTAGAAGCAGAAAACTTATTAGTATTAGGTGGAGCAGTAAAATGCTTACAAAGGTTACTTGCAGATAAGACTGCTAGTTTACCAACCGATATTAGCGAACCTTCTTTGCCTGTATCTCCTGCAAATCCATCTTCGCCTTCATTTACTTATAATGATGCAAGTGTATCTGATATTGTACAACCAATTGTTTCTATTTCGGATATGGCAGTGTTAACAGAAAGCGCACCTTTGTATGTGCCTCCTGTTTTAACCTTAGGTTCTGCTCCTTCGATTTCAGATTTAAGTATTTCATTGGCAGTGCCAGTTGCTCCTGCTTTAACCTCAAATTCGGTTAGCTTTAGCACAACTGCTCCAGTATACACTCCTCCAGTTGCTTCACCGTCTTTTAGTACAGTAGATACGTTTATTTCTACAGATGAAGATATTGAATTAGCAGGAGCCAAAATACAAGAGATCAATTCTCAAATAGGGGAGTATCAAGCCAATATACAAAATCAATTAAATGTATTTAACGATGCGAATGTTGAATACCAAGCTGAACTACAAAAGGCAATACAAAATGCTCAACTATCTCAAAGCGATGATGCTCAAGTACTACAAAAGTATTCTGCTGAAATTCAATCTTATCAAGCTCAAATTGGTAAAGAAGTGCAGGAATATCAGCAAAACATGGAAGGCGATTTAAGAGTATGGCAAGCTGAAAGGCAAACCGATCTTCAAAAATACGGAAACGATATTCAAAGTGCATTGCATACGTTTAACGAAAGCAATGTTGTCTATCAACAGGACATTCAAAGAAAGATTCAAAACTTTCAAAAAGAAATTCAATCTGCTATGCAAAACGTACAGCAAGAGTTTGGAACTCGTAAAGCAAACTTGGACAAAAATGTCCAACTCGATTTACAAAATGCTATAAACAATTTTCAAAAAGATGTACAAGAATACAAATCAACTTTAGAAAAATATCAATCCGATATTCAAGATTATCAATCTGAAGTCGGTGCTACGATTCAAAAGTATGGTGCTGATGTACAAAACTATAATGCAAAGATTCAAAAACTTATGACTGACTATTCCTGGAAACAAGGTCAGTACAAACAACTAAAAGCCGAATACAATCAAGGCTTACAATTATTAATAGGCGGTGGTATTCCGCAACAACAAGGAGCTTAATTATGGCCAATCAAATTAGAATACACACTGCTTGTGAAATTATTCAGGATAACGATGTAACCGTTGAAGGCATTACATATTCCGATAAAAAATTAGATGGAAATGCAGATTCTCGTTCTTGGGGTGGAAACTACAATCTTTCGACAGCCTATACAGATGCAGATGTGTGTTATTGGAAAGGTGTAGTGGTTTCTCAAACAAGTGCAGGCGCAGGACTATCAAATAGCGCATGGACAGAAGCTTCAGATGTAACAGATGGCACTATTCCTGCTACTGCATATGTAGTTGCTGTAGAGTATGTAGAGCAATCAATAGGGTCTGCTAGTGCAATTACTGTACAAGTTAGTGGTGAAACTTTTGCTTTATTAACTCCAGGGGAATCTATTGTTATTCCTATGCATATGGGAGAAGCTGTTGCTGATATCGAAGTTTTTGATGCTAATTACGGAAACGGAACGAGAGAAGCAAAAGTTAACGTAATGATTGCAGGAACATAAAATTTATCAACATGCCCATGAGAAAAGTCAAGCTCGGTAAGGCATAAGAAGGAGGAACAAGATGGCTGATTTACAAAAATATTCTGTAAAAGAATCCCTAAACCAAATGGTATATGATACTGGTTTAGTAATAACTGCAGTACATGCTGGAA